AAACGAAAACCTTGCATCAGCATGGGATATTCCATACCCTTATCTACAATTAGACACAATGCCCGAAGCAGTAGCTATGGCTGCTGTTGACTTTTACATGCCCGATATGGCTTAAATACAATGGGAGATGAACCTAATAGTGGCTTCGATGTTGACCTTAAAGCTTTAGAACGCGAAGAAAAGGAACTCGAAGACATCATACAACAGAACAAAGAAACTGAAGAGAATGATACCCTTGTCGAAAATCAAGATGCACAAGAAACAGCTCAAGCCTTAGCAGAACAGAAAGATCCTAGAGATGCTGAGCAATGGGGTTTCAAAGCACTTGTTAAAGAAGGTCAATCAATCTTATCAGGAGGACTCCAAGATACTGCTTCTTCCATCGCTACTTTTCCAGAACGTACAGTAGATGCGTTAAGTGGAGAGATGGCCAGGGAGAGAAAGGAAAAGGGGTATTATAGACCTGAGTTTCACCCATTCACAGATTACGAGAACCCTATCATTACAAAGACATGGTGGGGTAAATTATTAAGAGGTACTGTTCACTTTGGTAGTATGGCTGCGGCTATCATACCAACAGCTAAAGTTACAGCTGCAAGAACAGGATTAAGTATAGCTGCTTTAGGTGGTAAAACACTTGGATCAAGCTTACTAAGAGCTAGTGCTGTTGGTGCTGCGACTGATCTGGTATCTAAGGAATCAGACGGTCATAATGCATTAGGTGCACTAAATAAAAAATACAGTTGGATAGATACACCTTTAACTACTAAAGATACAGATCATCCTATATGGATGAAGTTTAAGAACATCGTCGAAGGTATGGGAATTGGTCTTATATTTGACGGCGCTTCTGTATTAGTAGGTAAAGGTTCTAAGAAAGTAATGCAAAAGGTTGCTGCCAGAAATGAAAGTATTAAAGCTCAAAGTACTGAAAATGGTGTAGCACAGATTAGAAAAGGTGTAAGAGAATTAAGAGCTGATAAGAATAAACCTTTAACTCAACCACATCAAGGTGCTCATCTTTCACAAGAACCTGTTGAGGAAGTTGTAGATAGAATGAGTAGAAGTAGGAATGAATGGTTAGCAGATGAAGGATCAGCTGGTACTGTTACTACACCATTAGAACGTGAACGTATAGCTAGAGAAGCTGGTGACACTGAAGAAGTAGTAGAAAGAGTACTTCAAGAATTATGGAGTACAGAATACTATCAATCTAAAGTAAAAGAAGTTCAAGCTAAAAGAACTACTATGACTGAAGCTTTTGGTGATGCTGTCTTAGCACATCAAAGGATTACTAATGGTAGGAATGCAGCTGATATGAGTGCTGATGAATACCTTAAGGAACTTAGAGATGCTCAAACAGATATAGTAGATGATCAGTACATACTTACTACTAGTAAAGTATTAGCTGGAGACCTTGTTGTAGGTACATTATTCCAACAACTAAGGGATACAGGTATTGCAGCTAGAGAATTAACAAGTTTAGCTGATATAACAGATGTAGATGGACCAGCATATCAATTAGCTGATACATTAATATCTGCTTTAGCTATGACTAAAAGAGCTAGGGCACTTAAGTCTCAAGCTTTAAAGAACTTAGATGATGTCTCAAGAGCTGCTAGAGCTAAAGAGATGGTAGCTAAAGATATAGCTGAATCTAAAGAAGCAATCATGACAATGCTTAAGATTGCTAAAGATGAGCCTGAGAATGATCTAGTTAATGCTATTGTTGAAGCGTTCTCTCAAATGAAAGATGTCCATAGTATGGATGACTTTGATACATGGGCACGTAAGATGATACGTGGTGGAGAATTAAATAAGTTTGATAGGACTGGTGCAGCTATTAGAGAACTAGAAGGAGTTATGATACATAGCGTTCTAAGCGGCCCTAAGACTGCCATAAGAGCGATTATGGGTACAAGTACCGCAACCTTCTTAAGACCCTTCTCACAAGCCTTAGGGGCTACAATGATGTACCCTTTCCAGAAGGACACGGCTACACTTAGATCAAGTTTAGCTTCATTAAATGCAATGATGCAAGCTATACCTGAATCCTTTGAATTATTTAAAACAAGACTTAATTCTTATTGGAGTGGTGATATATCCACTATTAAATCACGATTCACTGAATATACTAGAGATGATAATAACTGGGAAATCTTAAGACGCTGGGCTGAAGATAGTGGTAGAGCTACTGATGGAGATAGAGCAGCATTTTTCTTAGCTAATCAGGCTAGAAACTTAAATAATAACAGTTTCTTCACCTATTCAACTAAGATAATGGCTGCTACTGACGATACTTTTCGTTATATTTTAGGTAGAGCTAAGATGAGAGAGAAGGCCATGCGTAATGCAATGGAGCTTCAAGGTGCTGGTAAGCTACCAGAAATTGATCCACAAGTTCTAAGAGCTTATGAAGATGATTTCTATTCTCAAATCTTTGATGGTAATGGAGATTTATTAGATGAAGCAACTAAATTCGCTGCTTCAGAAGTAACACTGACACAACCGCTAACTGGATTTGCTAAAGGATTGAATGATGTATTTACTGCTAACCCATGGGCCAAGCCTTTCTTTCTTTTTGCACGAACTGGTGTTAACGGTCTTAGTTTAACTGCTAAACATACACCAGGTTTTAACTTTGTAGTTAAAGAATGGAATGAAATAGCATGGGCTAAACCTAATAACTTAGAAGCTGTTGCTAAATATGGTATTACTACTGCTGAAGAACTAGCTAATGCTCAGGCATTACAAGTTGGTCGTTTAGGTATTGGTACTGCTTTAGTTAGTATGGCATCATGGGCGTGGATGTCAGGTAATCTTTCAGGTAACGGACCTGTTGATAGACAAAAAAGACAAGCATGGATTGATGCTGGATATAGACAAAGAGAGATAACTGTTGGCGGAGTGACGATTGGATATGATTCTATAGAACCCTTTGCACCTATACTCAGTACTATTGCTGATATTGGCGATGCTAGTTTATTAATGGGTGAAGAATGGACAGAAAAACAATTATTAAAAGTTTCACTAGTACTTGCACAAGGTATTACTAGTAAATCATACCTAGCTGGTATGCAAATGTTTGTTGATCTTGTAGGTGGTAGACCTGGACAAGCTGAAAGAATACTAGCAAGTTTAATGAATAATACTTTACCTGCTTCTTCTCTAAGAAATGAATTAGGTAAATTAATAAATCCTCATATGAAGGAATTAGGTTCAGGTATTGATCAATCTATACGTAACAGAAACTTAACTAGTGAATATATAGCTGGTCAACCCTTACCAACTAAATATGATATACTAGATTCCGATCCAATTAAAGATCATGACTTCTTAACTAGAGCATATAATTTCTTCTCACCTATTCCATTGAATTTAAAGCAAAGTCCTGGTAGACGATTACTTTTTAGAAGTGGATATGATTTACGTACTTCTATAAACTTCAGTCCTGGTGGTAGAACTAGTGGAATTGATTTATCAGATTATCCTAGATTAAGATCTGAATTCCAACAAGCCCTTGGTCAACAAAACTTAGAAGCTAAATTTAATAAAGCTGCAACTGATCCTAAGATTTTAGCATCTATTGAAGAAATGGAATTTGATATCAGAAATGGTAACAGATCAAAGTATGAAGCCATGGATTATTGGCATAATACTGTATTCAGAAAATGGTTTACTGAAGCTAAACAAATTGCATGGGCTCAAGTAAGTCAAAGACCTCACTTCCAAGAAGTTATACAGGATCAAAGAGAGGCTCAGTTAGGTCGTATACGTAAGCAACGTGAAACCAGTTTAATAAATGAAGTCCAACCCCTTCTCCAATTTCAACCTAAATAAAGATGGCAACAACAACATTCCATGATTATAATGGGGATGGGTCAGATAAGACATTTAACTACACATTCCCTACTTACTCTCAATCTGAAGTAGTAGTTGAGGTAAACAATGTAATAGTTGATAACTATACAATACCTAGTTACTCTACTTCTGGTACTAATACTGTAACCTTCGATAATACTACAGGTACAGTAAATACAGATGTATGTGAAGCAGATGGTTCTCCTAAAGCAGGTACTGCTAATGTAAGAGTTTATAGAGATACAAATGTAGATTCACAGAAACATACATATCAAGCAGGTTCTGCATTAAAAGCTGGTGAGCAGAATACTGAGTATACACACCTATTAAGAGCTTTACAAGAAGAGCAAACTAATACAGTAACAACATCTCGTATTAAAGATAGTGCAGTAACAACAGCTAAAATTGCAGCAGATGCTGTGACTGGAGCAAAAATAGCAGATGATACTATCAATTCTGAGCACTATGCTGCAGGATCTATCGATCTTGAACACATGTCTGCTAATTCAGTAGATAGTGATCAGTACGTAGACGGATCTATTGATCATGTACATCTAGCTAATGATGTAATAGATGGTGATAATATACAAGATGATGTCATAAATTCTGAGCATTATGCAGCAGGTTCTATTGACTTAGAACATATGTCTGCAAATTCTGTAGATAGTGACCAGTATGTAGACGGTAGTATAGATGCAGTTCACTTAGCTGATAATTCAGTAATTAGACGCACTATAGGTGACAGTGCTGTAGGGAATATGGAAATAGCTGACGATGCTATTGATTCTCGTCACTACGCAGATGGAAGTATAGATACTGCTCATATTGCTGATAATCAGATAACTACAGCTAAGATACTAGACAATGCTATAACTACAGCTAAGATACCAGACAATGCTATAACTACAGCTAAGATAAATGGTGGAGCTATAACAAATGCTAAGATGGCTGATGATTCAGTTGGTACAGATGAACTAATTGATGCATCAGTTAATGCTAATAGGCTAGCTTCTAATGCAGTTACTACAGCTAAAATAGCTGATGACGCTGTAACTACAGCTAAGATGGCTAATGACTCCATTACAGATGTCATATTAGCTGATCATGCTGACAACGATTCAGATAGAGCTGTAGGACAAGATCATATTAAATCTAATGCAGTTACTACAGCTAAGATTGCAGCAGATGCTGTAAATGGAACTAAGATTGCTGATGATTCTATTGACTCTGAGCATATAGCAGCTGGAGCTATTGATAACGAACACTTAGCAAATAACTGTGTTAATTCAGCACAAATAGTTGATGGTGCTGTGACTGCCGGTGAAATAGCAGCTAATGCTGTAGGTACTTCTGAATTAGCAGATAATGCCGTAACAGTCGCAAAGATAGCCGATGCTGAACTCTCAACGCTTGCTGGTATGCAGTCAGGTACTGCTTCTGTTTTGGCGGACTCTACTGCTCTTACCTCTACTACTGCTGAGCTTAACTTGTTGGATGGGAAGAGCATTGTCACGACAATTAGCAGCCCTACTGATGCACAACTTCCTACAGCTCAAGCTGTCGAAGAAAGAATCGTAAATTTAGTAACAGATGTAGGTGGTTTTAGACCAATAGCTAATGAAACAAGCTTCCCTGCTACTAACCCAGACCCTGAGGATAATGCAGGTACTATAGTTAGTATCAAAGCATTAGCTAGTAACCTTACTTCTAATGGAAGTGGAGTTGCAACAATCGCTAATGGAGCTGGATCAGGTAATACTGTTACTATTAACGGTATGGCTAATAGCGATACCATTGAAGCTGGTAAAGGTATATTAGTTGAGACAACATCTACATTACATACTTATACTTTCCACAGAGAGACCTTAGCACCTGCAGATATTACTTCTGCACAAACTGCAGTTAATGACTTTAATGCTAGATATCGTGTAAATGCTGGTGAACCTACTTCTAGTCTTGATGACGGTGATTTAGTATGGGATACTAATGCTGACAAGATGAAGGTGTATGATGCTACAGCTTCTGCTTGGAAAGAAGTTACATCATCTGGAGATTTTAAAT